AATGACTAAGGAAGGTGCTCCTCTTGTTAAAGCGATAGGTAGAATGGGAAAACTTGCTAAGTGGGCAGGCCATCAAGAAGGTGGTCAGCAGGGTGTTGGTAGACTTGCAGTAGACCAAGCACAGAAAGCAAGGCTTCTAGCAACAGGTAAGTGGAAACAATCTATGAACTGGCAGAGGTCTCCAACATTAACAGGAGACATTGAAATTACAGGAGATCCTAATAATACTCAAGGTATACAGTTAAAGGAAGAAGAAACTGTAGGTACTCCTTTATATGAAGGAGATAGATCAGTTCCTTTAAATACTACAAGCATAGTATTAGAAGTACTAGGGGCTGGAATGCTGGATAAAGGAAAGATTATTACTGATCCAGAACTTTATAATATTATGGGTATAAATGCTGAGCGACATTTTATTAATGGTATGTATAGTTCAGAAGGAAAACTGAATGCTACTCCTTTACAATCTGATACAGGACTTGATCCTTCAGGAGAAGAAGAAGTTAGACAATATGAAATAAAAAAGAATCAGAAGCTTGAAGAATTAGGTAAAGATATTTATAGAGAATATAAACAAACTCGTGCTGCATTTGATGGGTTAGCTACAGATGCTTATACACAAGAAATAAATGATATAAACCCTGCCGTCTTTACTCAATTAGGTGGAATGGCTAAAGAGATATATGCTAAAGTTAACAGTGATCTTATAGAAAGAATAGATGAAAAAGCTTTTAAAGATCCAAAGACTGGAGAAGTTACTACACAGCCTGTTAGGTATTATATTAAAGCTAGAGGCGCTAAAGTTTTTGAAGAAATGTATAGAATATATTCAGGTTTATTTGCTACAAAAGAAGTTAAACCGCAATCAATGGTTCTTGATAAGGGCGTAATCGCAGGAGAAGGTGGACAGATTACTAGGAAAATGACAACTCGTTTAGCTGAAGAGATTGGTAATCCTGATTTAGTTTTTGAAGCAATGGAAAATCAAAGCGCTGTCCCTATACATAATAATCAAAGAAGAACTAGATTTAGTACGCTTATGTTCATGCTTGGAATTGGACATGGCGGTAAAGTTATGGGACAGGTTGATGAAAATAAGCAGCCTTTACCTGAAGAGCATGATCAATTTGTTGAGCGTAATAATAAGAAAAATTATTATGCAGATATGTTTAAAGTAGGTGGACAGAAGTTTAAAGATTTACAAAGTGAAAAGATGGCGTTGAAGGAAAACTGGGAACACCTTAAAAGAACTCGTGCACCAGAAGCGATGGTAAAAGCTGCTAAGAAAGCTTTTCAAAACTATAAACCTAAAACTATTCTTAGACTTGAGCAAGAGAAAGCTATAAATATACAAGAAGCAATGCTAAGATGGAATGGTCAAATTAATTATTTAACTTATGCCGTACAGTTATTAACTGGTAGAATGCATGTACAGCAAACTTTATATAATCCTCAAGGACATCCTCAAATTAGAAATGTAGTAGACGGTAATAATAAATTTAGATTTATACCAAGTCGAAATACCGATCTTAAAAATATTAGTATGATTGAAAAGAATTGGCTAGAGGGAATGTCTGCTGCTTTATTTGAAGATCCTAAAGTTATAGATCCTAGAACACAAAAGACATATGAAAGCTGGAAAAAAGAAAAAAGTTTTCGTATGCCTAGAGAAGAAAGGATTAGACTTTTTCATGAGCTAGAAGCAACAGCTCTAGCAAATCCAAATGAAGGACTTTACAATCAGTATGTAGCATGGGGAAAAGAACTTCTTAAAATTACTGCTACTATGAATATAGATCAAGCTGCAAATATTTTAAAGAATATAAAAAATGCTACAAGTGATCAGCAAGTCTCACAAATTACGACA